CAAGGCTGTAGTTGCAGATGAGATTCACCGTTCCAAAGACCCAAAGTCTAAGCAGACTCGTGCGCTTTGGGCAGCAACTGGTGATGCAAAGATTCGTTTTGCTCTCACAGGTACTCCTGTAGCCAATAACGTAGTTGATATGTGGTCAATTCTTCACTGGCTATCTCCAGAGGATTGGTCCTCAAAGACTAAGTGGATTGACCGTATGGTTGACACGATGCTTAATGCGTTTGGCGGAATGATGATTCTTGGTGTGAAGCCTCATATGGAGGATGAATTCCAAAAGACAATTAGTCACCATATGCGTCGTATGCTTAAGGCTCGTGTGCTTCCTTGGTTGCCACCAGTGTTGAATGACCGTCGTGATATCGAAATGTCTGCAAAGCAGAAAAAGGCTTACGAGCAGATGCGTGACACTATGATTACTGAACTGGAATCTGGTGAAGCATTATCTGCACCTAGCGTTCTTACTCAAACTATTCGTTTGCTTCAGTTTGCTAGTTCCTATGCAGATATTGTTGTTGACGAATTCACTGGAGAGCCTAAGGCAGTTTTGTCAGAGCCTTCCTGTAAGGTCGATTCACTTATGGATGATATTAAGAGTGGTGACTTCGGAGACGACTCCGTAGCCGTCTGTGCTGTATCTCGTCAGTTGATTGAGTTGTTGAGTAAGGCTCTTACAAAGGCTGAGATTCCACACGGTCTAATTACTGGTGCTCAAGATGAAGATGAACGTCAACAGGCTGTAGATGATTTCCAGTCAGGAAAGATTAAGTGGATTCTGTTTACTGCTCAAGCAGGTGGTGTTGGTATCACGCTAACTGCTGCTCGTCGTCTAGTGATGCTTCAACGTCCGTGGTCACTTGTTGACCACAAACAGGCTCTTGACCGCGTACACCGTATCGGTTCTGAGATTCACGATTCTGTCATTATTACTGACTATGTTACTGAGGGAACTATTGAGGAACGTGTTCTTCAGGTTCTGGAAACTAAGGCAGATAACTTTGAACAGATAGTTCACGACAAGGTAAAACTTCTCGATTTGCTTAAAGACGACAAATCAGGTAAGTTGTAATGCAAGTACAAAGGACGGATAATAAATGACAGGAATTGTACGTCTCTCCAACTCGGAGATTCAGACATTTAAGGATTGTCGTCGTCGGTGGTGGTTTACCTATTACCGTCGTCTCAAGCCTCGTAATCAAGACTTCACAGGTGCGCTTGCGTTGGGTTCACGAATCCACGCTGCACTTGACGACCACTATGCAAATGGTGTTCCACTACTTAAGGCTCATGCCAACTTGGTTGAGACTGACCGATTGATTCTTCAGTCAGAGTTCCGTGATACGGATGCTCTTGACAGCGAAGCAGAACTTGGTCGTATCATGCTTGAGGGCTATGAGCAGTGGGTTGAGGAAAACGGTATCGATGCTGAACTCGAAATGATTTCAACTGAAGAGACCATTATTGCTCCACTGTTCAACGGTGAAGTAGAGTTGCAAGGTAAGTTAGATATGCGTGTCCGTCGTAAGATTGACGGTGTTCGTATGTTCCGCGACTTCAAGACTGTCGGTGGTTCACTTTCAGACTTTGCAAATCTTGCACCTATGAACGAACAGGTGCTAACCTACATGCTTCTGGAATCTTTTCAGAACAAAGAGGGAGAACGCTCAGAGGGTGGTATCTTTACCATGCTCAAGAAAGTAAAGCGTACTGCCTCAGCAAGACCACCGTTTTATGACCAGATTGAAGTTCGACACAATGTGTTTACGCTTCGCTCATTCTGGAATCGTATTCACGGTACTATTGCAGACCTAATGCGAGTGCGTACAGCACTTGACCAAGGTACAGACCACACAGAAGTTGCGTATCCTCATGCGACGCGTGACTGCAAGTGGAAGTGTCAGTTTTTTACTGTATGTACATTGTTTGACGATGGAAGTGCAGGGGAACAGGCTCTGACAGAAATGTTTGAAGAGGGAGACCCCTATTCATATTACGAAAATGACAAGAAAGGTAGCGATTAACTTATGAGTGACATTCAGCGTTCACTAACAGTTATGGTCTACGGTGAGTCAAAAGTTGGAAAGTCCACTTTTGCGGTCACCGCGCCGTATCCGCGCCTAATGCTTGACGTTGAGGGTGGACATCGATTCCTCCCAATCGTCGTTAAGTATTGGGACCCACTACGAGAAGAACCACCAGTTGCAGACGGAACGTGGGACACTTGTGTCGTACAGGTTCGCAACTATGATGATGTTATTAAGGCATATCAGTGGCTTCAGAGTGGCAAGCATCAGTTCAAGAGTTTGATTATTGACTCAATCTCAGAACTACAAGTTAAGTGTATGGATTCAATTGCTGGCAGTGAGCAAATGAAGATGCAACAGTGGGGCGAACTACTTCGTCACATGGGTGGTCTTCTTCGCGACTTGCGTGACCTCACAATGCACGCAACGAATCCACTAGAAGCAGTTGTCCTAACTGCAATGGCTCGTACAGGTCAAGATGGTCGTTACCGTCCTTACCTACAGGGTCAACTTGCAATTCAGGCTCCTTACTTCTACGATATTCTTGGTGGTATTACCATCGAGGAAGTGCCGAATCCTGACCCAATGCAATCTCCATACAAGGTTCGTAAGATGTATGTAGAACGCACTGCTCAGTATGAAGCAGGAGAACGTGTCCAAGGTCGACTTGGAGCAATCGTTCAGCAAGAAAATCTATCCATTGAACGTATGTTAGACATTATCTTTGGAGAGAAACAATCTGTAGCAACTGCTACCAAAACGACAACAAAGAAAGAGGGTTAAGGTATGAGTACCTTAAACTGGACCGACCTCATCAAAGAGGCTGGCGAAACTGCATCATACGAACCACTACCAGATGGTGATTACGACTTGGTAATCCTTGAGGGCGTTGCAAAGCAAACTCAGTCTGGCAAGACCATGTTCTCAGTTAAGGCTGAAGTTCAGGGTGGTCCACACAACAAGCGTCTCGTATGGGACAACTTGGTTGTAACAACCGATAACCCAAGTGCACTTGGTATCTTTTTCTCAAAGATGTCTGCTCTTGGACTTAATCGTGAGTTCTTCAATCAGGCTCCAACTAACGCACAGATTGAACAGGCTCTTCGTGGTCGTACTTTCCGTGCTCAGATTGGTAGTCGTGTCTGGCAGGGCAATAAGAAGAACGAAATCAAGCGTTACTACTCTGCACAGACAGCCCCTGAGGTTGCTGTAGAGGCTCCTGCACCAGCACCTGTTGCTGCACCAGCACCTGCTCCTGCACCAGCCCCAGCACCTGCTGTGGCTCCTGCACCACCTGCTCCATTCTAAGTCTTTGGCTTAGTAAGATTACCTTCCAGCGAGAGTTGGAAGGTTTTCTTATTAGTCCACAAACTATAGAAACAAGATAGGTTAAAAGTATGAAAGTACTTGTTACTGGTTGCAGTTCTGCTCAGACTTCAGAGTCTGTGGCAAAAAAACTACCTACCTTTACTAGTCTCTTTGTACAGGCTCTCAGAGAGTCTGGTCACGATGTTGTGTGGGATACGCCATCTATTCGATGGGATGAAGAATACTTTAAGCAGTACGATACGGTAGTAGTTGGTCTTACTGCACCAACAAGCATCACAGCGCATCGTTTGTATGGAGCATTGTCAGTAATTGATAAGGCTCAGAAGGTCACAAATGTTAAGTATCTTATTGATGCTCCAGAGCCATATAAGTTGTGGAATGGGATTAGAGCACTTGCTACTAACCCTGAAGACCTTGTAAAAGATTTTTATTCTCAGCGAAATGAATTTAGATTGGCATCCGAGCCAAAGAATTTATCAAGGCTACAAAAAGTAATTTTTGATTTGTATGAAAATACTTGGAATGAGACAATAGTTCCTGCTTTCCCGTGGTCTACAGAATCTGATGTAACTAAGCACATACCAAACCTGCCTAGCGACAGAGTTATTTTGTTGTGTTTGGATTCTTTGCTATTTAAGAATCTAAAAACAGATGCTGTCCATATGAAAGGCGAGACTGTTGGTTGGTCATACGACCAGAAAACACCTTGGGTAAACAAAATTAGCAAGACACTATCAAATAGCGTTAGTCCTATGACAAGTAAAGACTCTTCTACCTTGGCTAATATTAATAAATCAATTGGCTCTTTAATATCTGTATATAAAAATAACGAGCCGTGGTGGTCTGCAAATCTTGCTCAGTCTTTGTATGTGCATACTCCAGTTGTCACAGATTGGCAGCACTCATCTTTTCTTGGTTATTCGTGGTCAGTTCTTGCTCAGACAGTTGAGGATATGTCTAATAGCGAAAGAGTATTTTTGGCTAAGGCTCAAAAAGAAAGTTATCTAGAGGTAATAGATACATACGAAGATACTATGTATAAGGTTCCAGAAATTGTTTTTAACAATTAATAAATACAGATAGATTGGAAATGATATAAATGAAAAATATCGACATGACTTGGGCTAGAGTCCAGTTAGAGAAAGCAAACGTCTCTGCTGATACTGGTGTGTCAGTAATTAAACTTCTAGAGTTTTGGTTGAATCTAGACCATAGAGATGAAAACAATAAAAAAGTTTTAGAACTTTTTTCAAATTTATGTGTTGGTACTGCTGTTGTAGATACTCCTACAAATGAAATATGGGAAGCAGCAGGTCCTGGGTTTATCCGCGTAGGAGACGAAGTTCGTGTAAAGTCAGATGCTTTTGAAGGTGAACTTGGTCAACTACACAATGGTCGTCGTGGTCGTGTGGTTGCTGTTCGCTATGGAGACATCATTATTAAAACTACAGATGGTAAAGAACCTGTTCTTGATGGCTCACATTACTCTCCTTACAAACTAGAAAAGTTGGTTGCAGTTCTATGAGCGTAACTACGACATTAAAATTTTTTATATCAAGTGATTCCTATGAAGAAATTGTAGAGATTGCAGAGAGTAGAATTTCTGAGTTTTTTAACGTAGAGTTAGACAACGTAAGAAAAAAATTTGGTTATGAAATTGATGTAACCGAAGATTTAGACTCGTTAGGAGATTCCATGTATAGCGCAACAGTTATTGTAAGAGGTAGAGATGTCTGAACAGCCAGTTGAAGAAGTAAGTCTTAGAGTATCGGCACTTAGGGAAGCAGCCAGAATTATCTCTGGTGAACGTAATAAGCAGTATGGCGGTCCTGAAGAAAACTTTACTCGTACTGCTCAAATCTGGACAGCAATCATTGGCTATGAATTTACTGCTGAAGATGTAGCAATGATGATGGTCGGTCTTAAAGTTGCTCGCTATGCATCTAAATCAGGATTCCAACCAGATACTTGGATTGATATTGCAGGATATGCAGGTTGTGGCTATGAAGTTGGTAGCGTAGAGATTTCTAAACAAGATTCTAGTAAGTAAGAAAGATTATTTTGAGAGACAAACTGCAAGAACCTTGGACATTTAGTGAACCACTATGTAGAGAAATTGGTGGTGAAGCGTTTTTTGCAGGTGATGAAGATGACCCTCAGTCGTTAGATACCAATATCTTAAATAATCAAATAGCCAAAAAAATATGCCAGACATGTGTACATGTTGTGGAGTGTGCTGAGTGGGGCTTGCACCATGAAAGATATGGCATATGGGGAGGATTATCTCCGCATGAAATGATTATTACAAGAAGAAAAAGAAATATAATTATGCAAACTGTAACCTTGCCTAGAGTCCTGTAGAATCTGATGTAACAGTCTTATCAGGAGGTCTAAAATGGCGGCAGAACAAGCACCTAGACCTATGGCTTTTTGTGAATTATGTTATCTGGACGACCATACTAGGTGGGAGCCAGAAAGTATGAATGAAGATGGCGAAATTTTAATGCGTCTCACTGGTGTAGATGTTCCTAAAAAAGTAAACACTGAATCTGTAGAAACCTGTTGTATGTGTGGAAACCTTACAGTGGCTGGAATTTTTGAAATGCGTACTCCTACTGAGGTGTATTTTCTAGAGACGATAGAAGACAATGATAGATTTGTTCTTTCTCTAGATGACACAGAAGAAGATGATGAGTTTTGAAAGACAATAGAGTCGGTGAGTCTCTCTGGGATGAGTGGTGCGGAAATGGGTATGAAGTTTTTCCGCCTCATATGCTTGTCTTTTACACTATTGACCATGTGGATACTAACAACGAATTAGTTCGTCGCGCCTTAGCATCTTGTCTTCAGAGAGATGGAGTATCCGACTCACTTGCAGATGCATTTAGATGCCTTGAGTCATCTAATACAGAGTACTTATGGGCTGGATATATTGATGACAGCAGTGAACTTGAGATTTGTGATGAGTACGGACTTACCGAATACGGCGATTTAGTCGATGAAGTATTTGCTGTTACTTTAGTTGAATTTTAAACTTATAGCGTGTTTAGACAGTTTTATCTTTAATAATCAGACTATACTTATAGTATGTGGAAACCTGCAATCAGCCTTAATTGGCAAAAAAATGCCTTATGCGCTGACCCTCTAAATAAAAGATTTGTGCAGTTATTCTACTCAAAGGACCCGAAGGAAAAAGCAGAAGCAAAAAATATGTGCTTTGGGTGTCCTGTTAGAAAAGAGTGTCTACAGTGGGCACTAGAACATAGAGAAATCTGGGGTGTATGGGGTGGTAAAGATGAAATTGAACTTCGTAGAGCCTTGTCTGTTGCCTACAACGGTGAAGAACGTAGACGTAATCGTCCACCTAATTGTCCTTATTGCACTGCCCGCCCTAGCAAACTAGAAACTTCAATTGAGAAACTTCCGCCAGGTGGACGATGGACTAAAGCAAAAGTTGTTACCTGTACAGAGTGCGGATTTGCTTGGCGTGGTCGCTCAAGTGCAAATGCTGTAGAAGCATACAAGGCTGATAGAGAAGCCAAGAAGAAAGAAAAAGAAGCCAAGAAAAAAAGTTTTACGGCTGAATAATACTAATATCTCTTCTTGGGTTGAATCCTTCTCCAACAGTAAACGTAAGTAGACCGGGCTGACTTTCTAGACCTGCTCTATCACGCCACCAAGGACTACCGTTATCAGTAGTTGGAGCCTGAAGCCATAAACGTGAGCCGATATCAAGTGCCTTGAAGTGGTGGTAGTGACCTGACACCCATAGGTCTGCTTGACCTAATGCAGTTTGTCCTGCTGCCTGACCTGACAAATACTTAACTACGTCAGTACTGAATTGATGTCCGTGGAAAAGACCTACAAGAGTTCCACAGATATTTACTGTAAGAGTCTGGTGGTCTTTCTCTGGGTAACGGAACTTAACGTGAGTCAGAGCGTCATTCTCAGCGCAAGCATCTTGAACTGCTGATGCAATTTCTACGTTCCAACCGTCTGATGGGTCTGTTACAACTTGTCGTGTAACTTCATCGTGGTTTCCGTTGACAACTGCAATAATCATTTCTTCGCAATGCGGTGCAAAGGTTTTAATTTGTTGCATCAAAAGACGACGAGCAACACGAGTCTGCTCTGTCTGTCCAAGGTCTGATGCTGATGGACTTTGTAGACGACCATTCTGAGAAGTATTACCTTCCACATGGTCTCCAGCAAGAAGCATAGAGACTGTTCCTAGATTGCGACCAATCTTCTGTAGTTCTTTGTATCGCTGGAACGCTCCATCAGTAACACTTAAAATTTTCTGGATTGAATCTTCAGTTCCTCGACCGTTGGCTTTCTTACCAATCTGTTGGTCTGATGGAACAATTACAAACGCGCCATCTCCAGTTGCTTGCTTAGAGCCTTTAGATGGTTTCCATTTTCTAATCTCATCTACGAGTTTTTCTAAGTCAAAGTCAGGTCCATCAACAAAGTCTGCTGGAACAACTGAAACCTTGTAAGCCTCTAGCCAATCTTCATTAAATGTTTGCCACTTGCTCTGACGAACACTTGTCACACGCCACGATTTAGGGTCTAACCCAAAGTCTGCAAGAATTTCTTCTGCATCTGCTGAGTTACCTGCTGGACGAGGAGTACTAACAACAAAACCACCAGTCTTGTGGTCAATGTCCATGCGTGGTTTCCACGCTTCTGGTGTTTCTTGTGCCCGTCTATCAGAACCTGTCTGACCAGGAGATGCTAACTCCTCTAAAACTTTTTTTGAAAAACTCTCTGACATTACTTACTACCTAATGCTTCAATGCGAGCATTAATCCCTGTAAAGCAACGACACTGCTTACGACGATGAAGTGCCAAAGAAGACTGAGCGATGTCATATCCTTCTGAGATAAGAAGTTCTTGTATTTGACGATTAGAAAATCTTTTTACTTTTTCACTCTGAGGAAACAAAATCAACTCAAGGGTGTTTCTATCATCTTCGTCCATTAGAGACATAACTTTTGTTACACCGCAGGGTAATCCAAATTGAGGTGCATTAAGTTCTGATACTTTTTGTGCTAGTTTTCCCATTGTTAGTCCTTCCATAGATAAGTCTTATGACTAGTTATGTAAGAACTCTAGCAGAAATATCTGCAATTATGATACTTATG